GATTTTCTTCTGGAGTAGTACACAGAGTAATTCTTAAATCATTATTTAAATTAAGCACTCTATGACTAAACCCTGAACGAAAAACATAACTATAACCATTTTTATAAGTATATTTTACATTATCAATTTCTAAAAAACTTTTATCAGTAGATATAGATGTTATAAATGACGAACTAAAATCTTCTTTATCTAAGTCAGTATGCCAAGGAATAGAACATTTTGGTTTTAAAATAGAAATATAAGAATTTTTTAAATTAGTTATACCTGTATGTTCTTTAATAAGTTTTATCCAACTTGTAATACATTTTAAATTTTGACAAATAGGTGAAACTTGATACTCCTTAATAATATCAAAACTTTGCCAATAAGGATTATTAAGTTGTCTTGGTTTAAATAAATTATAACCATTTTTATAAAAAAATTTTATTTTTTGAACATCTGCCTCTAAAATAGGTAAAGGTATTTGTTTACAATAAGTCATATTGATTACGTCTCATTTTTAGTTCTGGTAAAAAAGGTACTGCACTTGTTTCAAAACATTGAGGCTCTTTACCATCAACTGTAATAAGAATAACAATATTCTTAATTCCTGTTCCATATAGCTCATTATGTGCAACAGCATAAGCACAACATTGTATAAAATAATCTTTAATTTGTTTTATATATTTAGTTTTTTTAGATGTTTTAAAATCTATAATAGAAGGAACATCGTTCCATAAGCCAACCATATCGCATCTACCGGCATAACTATATTTATTACTCCATAGTACTTGTTCTTGTCCCCAAATTTCTGTTACACCTGTTTCTGTAATTTTAATTAAATCTCTAGTCATTTGAATAACATCAGAAGATTCTTGTGCTAAATCTTGCATTATGTTTTTATCATCAAAATAACGTTCAGCATATTCATGAACTAAAGTTCCACGATCTGTTGCTTCTTTTGAAATCCTAGCAGCTTCTTCTTCTCCTACCTTATCTTTCCAAGCCTGTAACCAAACATTATTAGCTGTTTTTCCTAAAACAGTAGTAATACTAGGATAATCTCCATCAGGAGTAAAATAAGTCCTACCTGACGGTAAGGTATCAACACGCATATCATATGTATATTTATATTTTTTATTATGTTTCCACATTAAAAAACTTGAACCTCATTTTGGTAATCTTCTACAGAGTTAACAATAGGTTTACCTTTTACATTCAAACTTGTGTTAATTAAAATTGGGTGATTATGTGCTGTTGTTATTTCTAGTATTTTTCCTAAAAAACCATTTTTAGAAGAATTTACAAGTTGAAGTCTTGCGGTATCATCATGTGTTCTAAAAATATCTGTCTCAGAAAAAGCAACAAACATCATATCATAAGATGGATAGTAAATATCAAAATAAGTTTCTGCTACTGAGTCTAGACAAATAGGAGCATATGGCCTCCAAGTATCGTTAATTCTTTTTTTAATATTATTAAGTTTAGAAATATTTAATTCAGTAGGTAAACATAAAATACTTCTATTACCTAAAGCGCGTGGACCAAATTCAGCTTTACCATTTAAAACAGGAACTACTTCCCCTTGTATAATTTTATATGCTATTTCTTCTGGATTCTGATTTAAAGAATCATCATAACCGATATAAGGACCTTCCCATAATGGTCTTTCAATTAGAGCTGCTGCACCTAAAGCACATCCAGCATCTCCTGCAGCAGGTTGAATTGCAATTTCTTTAAAACCAGTATATCTTATTAAATCGGTATTAGCAACACAATTTAAAGCTACACCTCCTGCATAGGCCAGCTTAGAGGAACCTGTTTCTGTATGTAACCAGTTTGCTAAATTTGTAAGACATTCTTGTAAAATATCCTGAGCACTTTTAGCAACATCCCAATCTAAAGTACCTACACCTATACCTCTTCTTAAATCTTGAAGCAAAGTATATTCTCCTAAATCAGTATGAATTATTTTTTCTTTTGCATAATCAACCCATTTAGGCTCTCCATAAGCAGCAGCCGACATAACTTTTTCTTCATCATGCAAAGGAGTAAACCCAAGAAAACGAGTTACAGTAGAATAAAATAACCCTAAACTATTAGGGTATTCAAATCTTTTTAGCCACGTAATTTTCTCGTCTTCAAATATTCCTAAACTAGTAGAGTATTTACCGCCTACAGCATCAACCACCATAACAGCACATCTATCCCAATCAGTAGTACATATAGAACTCATCGCATGACAATCATGATGATCAAAAAATTCTATATCAAACTTACCTGGTAATACTTTTTTAATTTCTCTTTTAATATTTTGTCGTTCAATAAAATCTCTTTTTTCATAAAAAGCAACAACATCTGTTTGTTCTCTTTGTTTTCTTAACCAACGAAAGGTATTAATAGGAAAATTATTATCATATTTTTTTCTAGTAAATCTTTCTTCATGAGATCCGCCATGAATAAAACCATTATCTAAATAAACAGCAGCAGAGTCATGATGGTAAGCACTAAATCCTATTATATTCATTAAAATACCTTTTGTAAATCAGTTCTAAAGTTTTTTTATTCATTTTTTTATAGTTAGGACTATCAATAAAACTTACTATTGTCCATCGTCTATTATTAACCATTGGCTTAATTCTATGAACCATAAAGCAAGGAAAAACAATAATACGACCAGGAATCGGATGTATGTTAGCCAGTAAGTTATTAGGAATTGGCGCACTAAATTCAGTTTGTTCAACTCTTTCTCCTAAAGGATTCCAGTCTCCAATCTGAAGTGGCTGTCCCTCTGTTAAGTAAGTAAGCTGGCTCCAAAATCTACTAGGCCGGGGACAGCTAAGAACCCCAGCAACATAATCCATATTATCAAAATGCCATTCATAACCTTCTCCCGGTTTTAGTAATATTGCCTTATAACCAGCAAAATCTGCATACCATTGATGCCCAAAATATTTAATATTTTTTTCACACTCTTCAACAATTTTAGAAGCATTTTTAGCAATAGACTTATTAAAACCTATTTCTATTGCGTCTGCCCATCTACTGTCAATGTAATCTTCCACCTGTTTTCGATTTCCTCTCGAAGTTTCATTGCAAAAATAGTATGTCCTACTTGATTAATATGTCCCCTGCCATCAGGATGATTCTTTGCTAAATCTCTCATATACTCCCACCAAATACAGGAGTTATATTGTAAAATTTCGTGTTCTAAAATATTTGGTCTATAGATTGGAACTAATATAAGGTTATCTGAAGTAAACCCTTCTAAAGCTGCTTTAATAAATAAAGCATTAGTTCTCCAATACCACGGCATTTTTGTAAACTTTTTAAACCAAATATCACGAGTCATCTTACCCCAAATATTACCCTCTCCCCAATCATAGGGTACAAGATAATCACCATTTCCTTTAGGATCAGCACGATGATGATGTCCAATCAACCAAATTACTTTAAAAGCCTTGACAAGTTTATTTTTTATGATATACTCTGATTGTACATCGAGAGTAATACCTGGATGTTCCCAACGATTATTAAGATTTAATAAGGTAAATGCAGGATTCGGAGCCTCAGCACTTGGTATCGACCAAGAATTTCCTACAACAAAAATATCATCAATGCTCATAATAGCTTGTGGAGATTCCTTTACACAAGGAGAAGGTCTTGATTATCAAGACCAAGTATACGCACATTTACTAGCAAAAAAATTTAATGCGAACATTATGAATCTTGCGCAAAGCGGTGCATCAGAATATCTTATTTTAAATCAAGTTGAAGAAGCTGTCAAGTTAAAACCTGATTTAATTATCATAGGTCATACTAGTGAATATCGTTGGAAGGTTTGGGACTTTAGACGAAATCATTGGCAAGGTTTTATTATAGCAAATCATATTGTAGAAAATGAAAAATATTATCGTAATTGGATACTTTCTGAACAAATTTTAGGAAATAAAAGAAAACATGAAAAACAACATCAAGCTGCTTGGCACGCTGCTGGAATGTTATATTTTTCAGATCAAAAAATTGTCACAGAACTTTGGGAAGGTGCAGTAGCTAAACAAATAATACTTTGCCAAAGAGCTGGAATAGAGCAAATACATCTATGTTGTTTTCCTCATCTGTATCCTAATTTAAAAAATTTAACTGATTGTCACATTCCAATTCATTTTGATCTAGAAAAACATAAAGACCCTGCAAAAGATGGTTCTCATGCAGGGCCTAGCTCTCATTTAAAAGCGGCAGAATTAATTAGCAAACGTTTTTGTTTGTAACATTTCTCCTGCCATATCTTGTTCATCATGAATGTAATCATAAAAATGATTTACCGCAACTTCTTTATGTTTGGCTTCTATTTCAAAATCAGCATATTCTAACATAGGAATTGCATTAGACATCAGTTCTTCATCGTGATACATTTCTGAATGTGCATTTGGTTTCATCCAATACGCCTCATTCTCAATTGGAAAAGATTGAGACTTATGAAATAATGGGCGAACATCTTTCCAAGTTTTAACCGCCTCTTTAAAGAAATCGTCATTTACACTAATATGTCTAACTTCGTCCCTAATTTTTCTGTTGACGATTTTACCACTTGAATTTTTGGCTTTTTCATTTCGTCGCATCCGGTGGCATGCGTAATGGTGTATGTCAAGGCAGGTTCTTGTCGGGATTCTTGCTGCAAGTTCAAGTGTGTGTTCGATGTCATAGCCGTTGGGCTTATCTTCGTTTTCCACTGAGAGAGTTGTTTGCGCGTAATCTGAGAGGTATTGGAAATTGCTTGCAAATCTCCTAATTCCATCTATATGTTTTCCTCCGTATAAACCTTGTAAATGAATATTCATGGTAAAGTCTTTAGCTTCTAGCCCCATAAGACTTCCATAAAGAGCATGATACTCTAAATCTTTAATTGAGTTTTCAACTACATGCGCTTTAGGACTACCAAGAACAGTATACTGACCTGGATGAACTGATAAACGTATTTCATGTAATTTAGCTATTTCACCACATTTGTGGAGAGCTTCGCATATCTCTTCCCAAATTTCTTTATACCAGTCTTGAGTGAAATCCAAAGTATAACAAGGAAACATCTCAGAAGAAATACGAAAAGAACGAAGATTTCGGGGCTGTTTCGAAAAATAGTGCTCAAGTATGAGATAAAGTTTGTGAACATTTGATAAAGCTTTTTCTTGTACACGCTTCTTACCTCCCTCTTTTAATGCATATGTTTTTGTAGTTGTTCCAAAATTAAATTGTTTCGCTAGTTTTTTATCATGAAACTGACAACATTGGGATAGTCGCCAGTCAGTTGTTGTTTGATTAAAATACATGAGTACCTTATTTTCTAATAGTTATCCACAACCAGGAGCTTGATTCATGCTCAACATCCAATAAGCATCTATTGTATAAGGTAGCATAAGAACCATAGTATTGATTACTAATAAAATTAGTAACCCTAAAAATATGTTATTCATCATAATACTAATTTTTCCATTATGTTACACTATCGAGTAGTTCATTAAATTCTGTCCACTTCTCTTCTTCCTCAGCACGAGAATTTTTACGCATAACATTAGCTACACGACGAGCTACTGGAATTTCTATATTATATTCGGATTTAATATCTTTTAGCAAGGAAGAAATAGATTCCCTAGCAGCTTCAATCTGAACTAAAAGATCAACAACTTTCTCAAACTCGCGTTTGAGTTCTTCATCTGTTTGCGACATTTGTTCCCTCTATAACTTTAAATGTTTCACGAATTGATTCTGGACGTTTACGAACAAGTTTAGACTTTTGTAAATCATCCATAACATCAGTAAAAAGTTCAAAACATTCATCAGCGCAATCACTAAATCCGTCATCTTTTGATAGTTCAGCAATTAACATTTTCTGATGAAGCAAATTAAAAGCACTTACTATATTAGCAGCACCTATTTCACGTGACCCTTCGAAGTCTCCCTCCGGTCGAGGGCTATATAACTCAAAATTTGTGCTTTCCCATACTGTACCTTCTTCATCATCAAAGACATCAATTGGCATTGATGATAATACTTTATAAATTAATTTTTTAGCTTTTTCATGAGAAATATGCACGTTATCCTCCTATGTCACTACGTGACCCAGTCGTCTCGATACGGAGTGATATAAAACCACATCAGTGATTTAGACACAGCTGTGACGAAACCTGAATTAGATTTATAGGCCATAGCAGTTTCAAACTCACGTTTGAGTTGTAAATAAGGATTTTTTAAATTAGATACTGGAATTATAGACTGAATATCTAATTCACGATAATTCCAATGTTCGCAACGTAAAGAATACGCTGGCGAAGAGTTTAAATAAAGTTCTGTTTCAGAAAGTTTTGGTGAAAGCTCCTCCCAAAGATCATGAAACAGACCATCTTTTTCTTCGTCTGTATGCTCTGAAATAGAAATACGACGAAGGTTGCGAACAAAATCACGAAATGGATTTTTTGACGCCATCTTAAAACGCATGTTTTAACACCCTTAAAGTAGCACAGAAATTACAATTCTGCAAGTTGAAAATTAATTGAATTACTCTTCTTCATTTCCAATAATGTCGTAGTCATCATCTGACATGCATTTTGGAATCATCTTGGGTGGAACTCCTCCCCAAAATTCTTTTTCATTGTAGAAACGATATTTTGTACGACGTCGCCACATAGTATTTATTTCATTGGCAACTTTGTCGTGTTTATCTAAAACCTCAAATTCTTCAATAGATGCACCTTGAATAGCTTCAGCCATCCATTCATGGGCAAGCCAAGGAGACCAACGAGCAATATTTTTAGCTTCATCAAGAGTACGAGAACGTGTCCAAGGATTATAGCCTTGAAGTAACATAGATTTTTCAACTTTCTTAGGCATGTACTTCTTCTCCTTTCTTAGAGGATACTGAAACCTCTTTACCATTAATAGTGAAATTACTACTAACTTTCAAATCTTCTTCAGCATTAGATTTTCCTATAGCAATAGTGTAAGTAGAGTCAATAAAGTCATTTAAAGAGTAATTACGTACAGTAGTTCTACGATAAAGAACATTATTTTCTCTAAAATAAACAGTAAATTCTTTTCTTTCTACTTTTGTATATTCAGTATTAATAGCCTGTTCAAGTGGGCAGTTCATGATAATATCGTTCCTCTAGAGTTTTTTGCATT